GGTGGCATTGTTGCTCCTTTTAATTACATCTTATTATAACAGATTGTTAAAAAGGGCAGAGGACGAATCCCCTGCCCAATTTAATTACCTTAATGATTAGGAAGCAGCAATGTCCTTATAGGCAATTGCATCTTCTTCTTCAATCTGGATACCAAAACGTACAAACACTGTGTATTCGATAGTATCTTTCTTTGGTTGATACTGACGATTTACAGTGATGTCACGCTGGAAGCCCCAGATGCGGTTTGCAGGGAATGTCAAGTCGACATAATCTGCTGGATAGTAAGGAACTTCCATTACGTCGATACCGAGTACACGAGTGGTACGAGCACCGCCGAATGTTTGTCCTTGACCATCAAGGTATGCTTGACGGTTTGCTTGTGTGCTACCAATACGGCTTGAGAAAGCCTCAGAAATAGCGTCAGCAAGTGTACCGTTGTTGCGAACAATGCTTTGGAACACATCTGTACCAGCATAGAACTTAAGATTGTTCTTAAGTGCACGATACTTACGTGGCATTGCATTGATGATACCCTGCATAACTGGGGTTGTCCAGTTATCAGATGTAACCGCAGGAAGAACTGCATCATGTGCATCTCCGTTGGTTGTAATCAAGTGGTGGAAACCATCCATGATTGAAAGGAAGTTTCCTGTGGATCCATCTCCGTTGATAGCCAAATCTTCGATGTCATTACCGAATGCATTGGTCATCAAGCGAACAAGATGGTCTTCAAGAGCAGCACCTTCAACGTTATCTTCAAGTGCTTCAGTAGTTACTTCCCAATCAAGACGAATCTTTTTGGTTGTAAGTTCTACCTTTGTAAATGTGGCTCCAGTGTTTGTGTAAGCACCATCGCCTTGTGCAGCAGCACGAAGTACACGCTCACCAACGTTAACTTTTTCAAGTTCCATTGTGTTGGCTCGCATTGTTACTCTACGTCCATCCTTAGCGAGAACTGTAGCATCCCAGACATAGTCAATAAATTGACGTGCCTGTTCAGGTCGTAGAATTCCACTAGCAGCAGATCCCGAAGGATTTACAGCATTTGGTCCAGTTGTAACACCAAAAGCAGCAGTTGGGATGTTACCCAAAGTATCTGCGCCTGGTGAGGAAACTCCACCAATGCCTCCAGAAGCGAAGCCACCATCTGCGTTAAATAACCCAGAATCTGATGCACCACCGCTACCTGGTTGGTTCTTTATAATTTCTTCCGACATATTGTTCACCTCCTAGTGAATTTACCTTATCTGAATAGGTCGGTTGCGAGGAAACGACCGCCCCATAGGGATTTTTGAACCATTTCTGGTTCCTGTACGATCTCGCCTAGATCGCCAGACTTGCGGAAAGCGGTATCTTGCTCAACGGCATCTACTCTCTTTCCAAACTCATTGTAAGTATCCTTAACTCCTTTAACTTCAGAGGAGACGGCTTGAATAGACTTACTTAGTTCAGCAACTTGACCTTGAAACATTTTAATTGTTTCCTCATTCAAGGACTTAATGGTTGCTGCTAGATCGCCAAAGGCATTTTCAAGAGTATTCTTGATCTCGGCAACTGCTTCAACTGCTGTAGCCTCTGCTGACTTAGCAATTTCTTCTACTGGTGTTTCTACCGCAGACTCAACTACTTCATCAGACTTTGCTACTTCAGTTTCAACAACTGCTTCGACTGCATCTTCTACTGCTGTTTCAGCAACAGTTTCGGCAGCACTCTTGGTAACAGTGGTATCTGTTGCCTCTGGAGCGACCTCAACATCTTCAACAACTTCTGCTTTTTCAACTTGTGTTGTATCTTCTGTCATAGGACTTACCTCCTTTTGCATCTCAGTTGTACTAATACCTTTGGCACTATCAACTAAGAACTTTATCATGTCAACCTTGTCATTATCTGACTTCTCAACAAAACCTATATTTTTCATTTGCTTTCCAGTTGTTGGACTAATCTCAGAATCATTTTCTGAAACCATTACTAGGCCAGAATCCTTATCCCAGAATACGTTTTCCACAACAATATCTACAAGTTCACCCTTTACTACGTCTTTTCCATCTACCTTTTCAATAGAAAGAATGCTTGCAAACTGATTTGCTGGATTATCTACTAAAGAAAGTTCAACCAAGTCATATTCCTTAATAACTCTGATTGCCTTGTCTGCCTTCTCATCATAGCCATCATCCCACTTGTTCATTCTTCCACCGATTGAAAAACCTGTATATGTTCCATCCAATACTTTCTCCCACGCATTTTGTGCGCCTTTTGAAATATATGCAGAAACAAAAACACCAGAATAAAACTTCTTTGTTTCTGGATCAAAATACTTATCTTCTTTAAATGAAACCATCTTGCCTACTGCAGATGGTTGATGCATTTCACGAATATTGCCACGAAACTTTGAAAATGCTTTTAAACTAGCATCAGTTAGGACAATGTCGTTTTGTCTATCAAGATTATCAAGAGTCGCAAAACCTGATACAATTCTACGTTCCTTGTCTACTTTAGCAAATGGCATTGATAGGCGAACATTCTCACCCTCTGTTGACCAATGCGATTTAGAAATGATACTCATATCACATCCATTATATCAACATTTTTATTACTTTGTTGATATTATGTGGATGACCTACCTTCCCCTTGTGGATTTCTTCCAGAAATTGTGGATGTAGAGTCAGAATTGTTGTTTGTTCTTTCTGCATCCCTTTGTCTATTTCCTGCAAGGTTTGCTCTAGCATCTGTTGCTTGTCTTGGAGACATAATAAATGGAGCATCACCTTCTGGATGTTGCGGAAGACCTAACTTTTCACGAGCCTCATTTGGCATCATAACCTGTGTCTTTACATATCTTTCAAGAATTTGAGACTGTGCAATTTCATCAGTTAAGGTTAATTCATTAAACTTTAGTTCAAGAATGTCAGTTTTTTCACGAACAACCTTGTTAATAAGTTTTTCAAGTTCTTGTTGTGCTGGTCTTGCAACCTGCTCTTTAAATGTACGATCTTGTGCTAAAGCAGATGCAATTGATCCACTGTCAGAGCCACCAAGTTTTGAAATTGGAACTTGATGTGCAACCAAAATATCATCACGATTTCTTACCCTATACTCATTAAACGAAGCCTCTTGAATTCCATTTTCAATTGGCTCCATCTTAAACTCAACTTTATTTGTATCAGAATCTCCTGGAAGTGGAATAAACAAGGTTCTATGCGATTGTGACTTTAGACCTGTTTGTAGGAATCTAAACATCTTGTCTTCTGCATCAGCACTTAATTTTGCACCCTTTAATGTAATAATATATCTTGGAACTGCCTTATTTTCAAAGTAATCAATGTTATATTGACCAGCAAGTTGATCTCCAATTAAAGATGGAAGTGCAGCAATAATGTCTGGAATTCCATAATAGGTATTTAATGGTGAATATTGCTTAAAGTGAATAATCTCGTTTGGTCTTGTATCAGTTGTAATTGGATTTGGATTCTTTGCCCCAAAGTTTCTAAAATAAATAACTGATGGTCCAATAATTTGAACATATCCATCTCTTAGTCTACGAACACGCATTGTTGTTGAAGGTATATGACCAACATATCCAATTTCACCAGTAACAGTTCTGCCAATTTCCATATATCCATTACCAGTTGCTTGCATGTCTACATAAATCTTTTCCATTGTCTTTGTAAAACTATCATCATCGTTTAGACTTTCTAGCCAGTCCCGCATTTCAATTTTTGCACGTTCAATTCGTTTTCTAGCACGACCTAAAGCGATCTCATCTTCAACGTTTTCTAACTTAAGCATAGTTCTTGATCCAACTATAAAGTCGTAGCCAAGCCCAACAACATTTTCTACTTTTGCATCAATGGCAGCATGATTTGCAAAAGATGTATCGTAATAATTTGCTAATTCATAAAGATTATATGGAGGTGTAATTACATCAAATAGGCCGTAACCATTTCTGATAACAGCACCTGGATTAATAGCCTTCGACTTAGCATTATCAATTCCTGAAGGACTAGAGTTTGCGCTATTTAAATAGTTTTGAGTTGTATCAACCTTATTTAAATTTCTTACAGTACGGCGTTTGAAGTTTTGATCTAAGTTTGTTAAGCCTTTTAGTTCATCCCAAGATTTGTTGAATGGATCGTTTTTCTTAAACTCATCTGCTTTTTCTACTGCATCACTAATTGATGCGCCTACAATATAGTCTTCCATTATTCTTCTCCATGTACTTTTAATGTTTGCTGTGCATCATAAACAGCACCAAGATCATTCATGTTTGGAATCAAACCTTCACGCATTCTAGATAATTGTTCTGTATATTCCATCTCACTTACCCTTTTAATTCCTGGATGAAACTGAGCATGACCACCCTCACAACCATAGTACTCTGCTGCTCTTTTTAATTCAGCCATTTTTTGTAGATCGCCTTTACGAGATGGGATGTTTAAAAGGTTTCCATGACCATCACCAAAAGCCTTTCCGTTTGGCTTCATCCATATGTACATACCCCAGTCGTAGCCTTTTTCAATCAATTTCATTTTTGACTTGCCGACTTTATCTTTTTTTGGTTGATTCATAACCATAAGTATACCATATTATGCTGGATTTATAACATACGTTTGCCAAGTTGCTTGAGTATAGGATCTTAGGCTATCGGCAATAATGTTAAGATCATCACTATAGTCATCTACAATAACTTTGTTTGTTCCAATATAAGATTTATATACAGATGATGGGTCCACAATATATTGAATATTTGTTGATTTTATCAATACATTGTTCCAATTTTTTGTTGTAGCCAACTGATTCCATAAATAACCATCTTCAATTTCTTGCCAAGTATTATATATAAATCTTTGAATAATTTGCGTATTTGTTCCTTGATAAACAGAAATATTATTAAACATCATTAAATACTTTAAGTTTATTTTGCCAGAGTAGTTATTAAAGTTTAAGGACTCATCAAACGATATACCAATGACATACCACTCTTGGATATTAATGACAGGTTGCCTTACCGCCTTTCCATTTAAATAATAAAAAATGTTTGATGTTTCTTGGCCAGTTGACCTTAATCTTGCAAATATTAAACCTCTTTGTCCAGTAACTGAATTTGCTTGCACATAAAAGTCTAAAATGTCATCTTTATAGTCAATTTCAAATATTTTTACTGGATTTTGTGGAAAAGCGTATAGATCACATCTTGTAAACATTTGCAAAGCGCTTAATGAATATAAATCGGTATTGACTGAAGATACAGGAATTGTTATGCCTCTTTCAACATCGTTAATTCCATTTCTTAACTCTATACCACTTTTTCTAGTAAGATACAAATATGGTAAAGAATCTTTATCAATT